TGGGAAATCAAAAAGACCATGGCGCCCGGGATCTCGAACCAGTGGTTCGACGATATCTACGAGAAGGCCATGGCAGCTGGAGCCCAAGGTGGTAAGCTGCTCGGAGCAGGCGGAGGCGGTTTCTTCCTGTTCTGGCACCCACTTGGCCTAGGTTACGAGATCGCTAAGGCAACCGGACTAGAGAAAATCAAATTCCATTTAACAGAAGAAGGAAGTCAGGTGATCCATATGACCAATGGTATTTGGCCATGACAGCGCGCGAAATGCATGAGCAAGTATTTATACACATCCTCTTCCTGGATGATCGGTCCAAGCGCATCGAAGCGGCCATGAAGAAATACAGCGTTGAAAAAGGCTACGTGCTGACTATTGTTCCCAATGTTAAAGAATGCCTGCGCGCCATGTCTTCGAATGACTACGACATCATCAGCCTGGACCACGACCTGAACGGTTGCGACTTCGAAGACCCGGACAGCAGCAATGCCGGCATGGAAGTGGTGCGCTATATCGAGAAGACTGGCTGGCCGGAAATGAAGCCCAGGCCTACGTTCTGGATCCACTCGTCCAATGTTTTCGCCGCACACCTGATGGTCACCAGGCTGCGCGCCATAAAACACATCGCCATGTTCAAGCGCTTCGTTTACGAGGAAGAGAAAGTGCACATGAAGTATGACGAGAAAGGGAATCCCCTATGAAAATCATCTATTGGTTTTTCTGTCTGATCAACCAACCCATCTTATCCCCCAGTCTGTACGGGGTGTGTATGTATTGTAAAAAATATCACCGGCACGAAAGGCGGCAAAAATGAGCAGAGTCATTGTCACCGGCGGAGCAGGTTTTATCGGCAGCCACGTCGTGGACCTGCTCTTGCGCCGGCACCATCGCGTCGTAGTCATTGATGACTTCTCGACCGGGAAACTAGAGAACCTGGCCAAAGACAAGAACCTACACGTCGAAGACTGCGACATCACCTGTTACTCAGACATTTTATATCCATTCAAAGAATTCCAGCCAGACTACGTGATCCACCTGGCAGCCCAGTCCGCCATCAGCATATCGAACAACTCACCGATAGACGACTTGACCACCAACGCCATTGGGACCCTGCACATCCTGCAGGTATGCAAAATGTACGAAGTCAAACGCCTGGTCTTTTCATCAACTTCCGCAGTATATCGGGAAACGTCCGGGGTCATGTATGAGAACTCACCTCTATTCCCGCCTACCAATTACGGGATCTCAAAGCTGGCTGCAGAGAGTTATATCCGGACAAACCTTCCCGGAAATACCGTCTTGCGTTTTGCTAATGTGTACGGTCCGCGCCAGGTCCCCCTCGGGGAGAACCAGGTCATCGCCAAAATGATCAAGCACTTCACGATGGCGCACACATTCTGCATCAACGGGGATGGTCGCCAAACGCGCGACTTCATCTACGTCGAAGACGTGGCCGAGGCTTGTGTAGCAGCCATGACCCAAAAGGCCGGCACGTACAACGTCGCCTCCGGAAACAGTTTTTCTGTCAACGAGATCGGGGACTTCATCGCTGATTCTTTCTCGATCCGTTCCTATCCCTGGGAACATAACGATATCACCGACACGCGCCGGAGCGTACAAATGAGCACCAGCGAAGCCTTGAATGGGCTGGCCTGGAGTGCCAAGACCGGCATCCGTGAAGGGATCCAGAAGACAATCGAATGGTGGAGCAAATGATCAAGGTACATATCAACCCAAACTTTATTGGATCCACAGAGACGGGTGGGATCCGGCGCGTCGTCGACGCCATGCTGAAGTACTTCCCGGATATGGGCATCGAACACACCATGGTCCCGCGCGATGCCGACGTCTTGATCAGCCACGGAGGCAGCCCCCTGCATTACCGGGACAAGCCCATTTTGAACGTCAACCACGGACTGATGTGGAGCAGGCAGCCCTGGGGCCTCGACATGCAAGACGTCAACCAGAAGGTGATCAACGCCATGCGCATGGCCCAGGCCCACACTTCCCCATCGGAGTGGGTATCCAGAGCCATTCGTCGTGGCGGCCTGTTCTACCCCAAGGTGGTCTACCACGGCGTGGACGCAGACCAGTTCGAACCAGGTGAAAATCAGAAATACGTCTTGTGGAATAAGGCTAGAGCCGATCACGTCTCGGATCCAACCGATATGATGAACATCGCGCGCCACATGCCAACTACCCAGTTCTGGACCACGATCGGACGCAGCAAGCAGAACGTGAATGTCATCGGAGTCAAACCGTATGAAGAAATGAAAGACATTGTGCGCCATGCCGGCGTCTATTTATGCACTGCCAGAGAGACGTTTGGGATCGGCACACTGGAGGCTATGGCGGCCGGTGTGCCGGTGGCCGGATGGGCCTGGGGTGGCCAATTGGAAATCATCAAGCAGGGCGAAACTGGTTACCTGGCAACCCCGGGCGATTACAGCGAACTGAACGACTGCATCCAGCGCTGCCTGGCAGAGCGCGACCGGTTAGGCGCCAACGCTCACCAGGACGCACTGGAGCGCTGGACATGGGAGCCACGTATCCAGCAATATGCTGACATCGTGCGCAGCCTGCACGCGGAACACAACAACCCACTCCGGCCGCGCGTCTCGATCATCGTGACCGCTTACAATCTGGACAAATACCTTCCGGATTGCCTGGATAGCGTTTGCAACCAATCCTACAAAGACTTCGAGTGCCTGGTCGTCGACGACGCCGGCAGCGACAAAACAGCCAAGTTGGTAGAACATTACAGCGCGAAGGAAAAACGGATCCGATATGTGCGACCACCCCACAACCTGGGGCTGCCAGGCGCGCGTAACTTGGGCCTGGAACAATCCAATGGCTACTACATCCGCCATCTTGACGCCGATGACTACCTGGCTGACAACGCCATCCAGCTGGAAGTGGACGCGCTGCAGGCCGATCCAACCATCCACATCGCCTACGGTCACCTGGAGACCATTAACGAAGACGGATCCAGGATCACAGATGAACGCGGAAACGTGCTACGCTCCGGATGGCCAACGGAACAATTCGATTGGTATAAGCAGATGGCACACCTGAACCAGCTGCCATCCTGCTGCATGATGAGACGCGAAGTGTTGGAGCGGATCGGTGGCTATCGCGAACGCATGAAACGCAACGAAGACGCGGAATTCTGGTGCCGGGCCACATCCCTGGGTTTCCAGGCCAAGAAGATCACCCAGGCAGTGACCTACTTCCATCGCCGGCGCAACGACAGCAAAGGCGAACTGGAATGGAAGAACGAAGGCCCGGAAGGCGATTGGACATCCTGGTTTCCATGGCGCCTCGGCGCATCCACGTACAACGAGGCGCCCTATGTACTAAAGCGCCTGGGCGGCCGGCATCCTCGTCCGCACGTCGTACCGTTCGCTGCCCAAGGGGATCCGGGACCAGGCAGACGGGCCTGGTACGTGCATGACTATGCATATCCGGTCGTGTCCGTGATCGTTACAGTTGGGCCTGGCCACGAGAAGTACATGCTCGACGCACTGGACAGCATCCAGGCCCAAACGTTCACAGACTGGGAGTGCATCGTGGTCAACGACACCGGCAAGATGATCGATCCGGACATTCCCGGCGCACCCTGGGCTCGGGTGATCAACATGCCTGGCAACCAAGGCGCCTCCGCTGCACGCAACGCCGGTATCAAACAAACCACCGGCAAGTACGTTGTCTGGCTAGACGCCGACGATTACTGGCTGCCTTGGTTCCTGGAACGGATGGTCGCAACTGCAGAAGAGAACGATGGCATCATATTCTGCGACTTGATCGAGGACCACGGAGACCGCTTGAGTATCTACCAGTACGGGGAATTCGACCAAACCATGGTGATCAAGGCCATGCGCTACCCCGGGTCCAGCGTGCTGATCCCACAAAAAGTGATCAAGGCCGTCTTAGAAAAACAAGGTGGTTGGGATATCCAGATCCCGGGCATGGAAGACTGGGACTTCCAGATCGCGATGCATGACGCCGGTTTCTGCGCCTACCACATCCCCGAGGCGCTGTTTGTATATCGCTTGCAATCGAGTACTAAACGAAAGAAAGACCATGCTAAAATCGACGATATCCTACAGTACATCGACGAGAAATGGCATGCTTATCGAAAGGAAGGCAAGAAAATGGGATGCGGATGTAGAAAGAAAACACTGGTCAAAAGCACACCACAAAGCGCTTTGTCATCTTCCGGAAACTTCGCGAACGACTTAGTGGAAGTTGTTTCTGAATCGCAAATGGTCGACGTGGAATACATGGGACCTATCACTTCCCCGTTCCGGATAGACTCCAAGGTCTCTCGCAATATCTCGTACCGTTTCGCGAACAACCAGCACAACAAGGTCCAGACCGTCCTGATCAGCGACGCGCGCTTCCTGGAATCCTTGGTCGGTCCGGACACCAGGCCCCTTTACCGCATTATCACGGGAAAGAGTATGGAGAACCGGGATCCTACCGCAGCGCTTGGAAGGCCGATCGGATGAATGGAATTGAATTCTTGATCCTGGGCCTGGCGACCTGGCGGATCTCTTCTTTGCTGGTCCAGGAAGATGGACCAGGCGATGTCTTCATGCGGATCCGGGAATTGGCCGGCATCAGCCACGACCAGAACAAGGATCCGCTGGCCATCCCGGATGGTTTCTGGCCAAACCTGCTTTCCTGTGTTTGGTGTCTCAGTCTCTGGATGGCTACCTTGATCTCCATTGCCTACCTGGTGTTCCCCAAGATCACGGTCACGATCTGCACACCCTTTGCCCTATCGTCTACGGCGATCATCGCGAACCGGTATTCATAATCAAAGACCCCGGCCTGATGCCGGGGTCTTTTTATTTAAGCGCACTCACGAGGCGCTTTTTATCGAGCGCGAATGCCTTTGTTGGTGATCAAGCGCAGGACGAAATTGAGCGCAGCGCCAACGATGGCGATCAGTTCTACGGTGTTTGAATTGGGTTTGAAATCACCATATCCAAAATAACCAGCAAGCGAGACAATGAAGAAGAGAACGTTGAACCAAAGGGTCTTGCTGGTGTACCAGGGTTTTGTTGTTTCCATTTTTTGCTCCTTTTCGAATCTATGACATTTGTCACTTTCAATTCTACTCGAAATTTTGTAGAATACAAATACTATGAATAGAACATTCGTGCAAGAAAAGCCACTTAGTCGTAAGTGCGCCCATGCTTACAAGGTCCTTGTAAGATTCCACAACAAAAAACACTACTCCCCTGCCATACGTGAAATAGCCGATTCGTGCAACACATCGACCAGCGTTATATCGTATTACGCTGACATATGGGAAAAGCGCGACATGATCTACCCGCGCACGCCGGGAGCAGCCAGGTGTATCGTCCCCAAGGATCCAGAAAAGTTCCTAAGTGAAACGTGTGAGAACTGCAGCTTCGAATACACGTCTACCTGCCCACTGCGTACTGGGAACGGATGCGAGTATTTCAGTAATCGCCATGGTTAAGATCAAGCTATCATCCTGGGAAATGATCCTGGCCGCCCAGGCCGGCATCATGCGCCAGGTGGAAAACCTGTCTAAGCACAGGGAACCAAACCACGATGCCAACCACGAGAATGACTGGCAACGCAACATCGAAGGTTGCATGGGGGAATACGTCCTGGCCAAGTATTTGAACATCCACTGGACCGGGAAAGGCATCATCGGGGACCTGGACGTCGGGCCCTATGAAGTCAGGACCACATCCAAAGAAACCAATCGACTGATCATCCATCCGGAAGATAGAGACAATGCTATCTTCTGGTTGATCTGTGGGATTAATGGAAGATACAAGATTATGGGTTGGATCCTGGGGATCCATGGAAAGCAACAAGAATACTGGAAAGATCCGGCTGGCGGCCGGCCGGCCTATTTCGTCCCACAGTCGGCCCTAATGCCTCCGGAACAATTACCACAAGTAGAACACCCACGAGCCTGACGTTCTCGTGGGTGCCTGATGGGGGTAGGAGCATACAACATGGCGATGTGTAGTCCGACATTTCCATTATATCAAATTTCATAGGACTAAACAATCCTGGTGCGTGCTGCTAACGGCAAATCCAGGCGGGAGTGACGAACCGAAAACCAAAAACCCTGGCCAGCGATGGCGATGCGAGAGCATCCGGGGCACGTCCTAGACGACTGGTCTATAAACAGTACTGGAGCGGACCGACGTTCCGGTTGTACCGAGAGTAACTTTGCCGGCGGACATCGGCTGACGCGACAGGCCGGGAGTAGGTACAACTGGGGCTTGCACAAACGAGCGATAGGACATACCGCCGAGAGGAAGCGCAAGCCACGGTGCAGTTAGCAATAAAGGCTGGTCATGCAGTGTGGCACCACTGCGCTTCGCTCCTGGACTCCCGCCGAGAGAAAGGACAACACAATGGCAAAAATGACTTCAGAACAAATGGCTAGATACGGATGGACAGAACCACCCCACAAACTTGAGAATCATGTATACCAAACTTCCGACGGATACGTGGTTACCTTTACACTGAAAATCTTTTCAAAAGATCACATTGAAGTAGAAGATCTGATCGTGACCCCTGAAATAAAAGGGATAGATTGGGACGAACGGCGCAAGATATTAGCCAGCAAACCAAAACGCGGATTGAAACTATCCCAAGAGGATCTGGCTAGAGAAAATGCCCTTCCATACCTGATGAGAGAGCGCACAGATCCGAAATAGGTCCAAATTGGTAGACGTCTCGTAGCAGGCCTGTCAGGACTTCTGACGGCCCCAGGAGCGTTTTATAGCAAGGAACGGTACTAGGATGACCAAAAGTCCAGATGACGTTAGAAACGAACTAAAAGGCATGTATTTACAGGCTAAAATTTTTGGGGGTGGATGGCGCGAAGTAGCCGAAATGGAACCATTCAAAGAAGCTGGGATATCGTCCGGTACACTGTGCTCTATCGCTGGTGGTGGCGATATCCCGAAGCGCTGGTGGAAATTATTACCAGATCCTGAACAAGAAGGCCAAGGCTGCCGGTTGGGGAAGCTGGAGCCAGTACTGGCGCCTGATCAGAGACGACAAGATAGACATCCCAAAGAAACCGCAGTAATGCGGAAACCCCGTTGACATCAACATATTAAAGTTCGGTAATAATATACTTGGTACACAAAGATATTATCCCCCCTTTCTTTGTTTCTTCTTGGCTCGACTCTTTGGCGACTTACGTTTTTTTGGCTTCGGCGCATTGATGGCAGTTTTAGCCAACTCTTTGAATTTATCGAATTGTTCACTCACAATAACCTCCTATATCACACGCAGAAACAAGAGGCAAATCAAAATCCATTTCATACTGATCGGGAATATTCTTTTTAGTTTTAGACCATGTAACCACGTCCCGAATAGTAGCGATTTTCATTTTTTCGTCTTTTGTTGTGGTTATCTCTTTAGTTCTAAATCTCTCTGGTACGGTTTTCCTTGCAAAAAAGGTTGAA